ACTGATCTGTTTCATAACGCCTTTTTCAACTAAATCATCTTTTTTGATGAAACTATTTAATAAACCCATTGTCATTACCTCCTATAGATTGAAATACTCTTTTGTGAATGTAATATAATCCATTGTTGCACCGCTACGACGTGAATAATTAATAAGTGGACGGCGTACAAATGTGCTACCTGCTACTTTTGAAGAATAGCGAATCCTTGTATTAAAAATCTTGTAATCTTCTATGTTTTGATCACTTATGATTTCATTTTCTGTTTTATTATAACGGGTTATTAAGCAACCGCTAAAAACCAATTTAGGATTTATTTCCTTCACCTCTTCGATAATTCCCTTTAACTGATCAAATCCGTCAAAGCTAAACTGATCTACTACGACAGGCACAATGATTTCATCTGATGCACTTAGAACATTTGTGACGCTTGCATTTATATCCGGTGGGTTATCAATAATGCAATAATCATAAGAATTATCATTCATTAATTTGCTTAATGCCCTTTTCAATATTTTAGCTGTTCCAATGCTCATTTTCGCGGCAAGCATATTGTTTGTTTCAAACAATTTCATATTAGAAGGTAATACGTCTAACCCTTCATACGCAGTATGTTTAATAACATTTTCAATCGATTTACTCCCTAATAAAACATCTGAAATGCTTGGCTTTTCCTGATCATATAATCCAAAAAACTTACTTGTATTACCCTGCTTGTCATTATCAATGATCAATATTTTTTTATGAAACATTGTTGCCAGAATATGAGAAACATTAATACTTGTGATGCTTTTCCCCACGCCGCCTTTTAAATTCATAATGGTTATAACTTTCATGTTTATCGTCTCCCTTGCTTTTTGTAGAGTTTTGGCACTCTATAGAACCCACTCGCCAGAATGAATTCTAACAATGTCAAAGTTCAATCAAACTACCATCTGAAAACAATGCCGAAGGTCTCCAATCACAAATAAAAGGGTTAATTGATGGAGTTGTAAGAACGAAACCGCCAATAATGAAATATTGTTCTCCATCAGCTTCAAACTGATCTTCCCACGATATTTTATTTAATTCATCTTCAAATTTATTGTCGCTCAAGGTGGATTCACCAAAAGCCTTGCGTAATGCTTCGAAAATGCTGTATTCGTTAATCACTTCAACCACTCCCTTTTATTTGTGTTCTAATCGAACCCCTTTTCTACTCTCTTATTATAACTCTCTGCTATAAATATGTAAAGAGTTTTATTGCTATAATTAATATTATTTTGCAAATAAAAAAGAGAAGGAATAAAATCCCCCTCTCACTTATTTATTGCTGATTGCCATTCGGTCAATTGATCATCTGTTAGCTTTATTTCTTTTGTGAATCCATAGAAATGTACTTCTAATTTAACCTCTGTTGCTCTTCCCAACTGTTCAGCCATTTCTTTATCTTCAAAAGAATAGAATGCCGCATTATTCTCTGTACGCATTTTTATTGTTGTTCCATTTGCTTCATTCCACTGTGTCTGGCTGCCTGCAAATGTTGCTTGATACTTTATACCATCAATAACAATGTCAAGACCTGCATCACTTGCAATATCCATATTTTCATAACTAATCCATGAGTACCCGACAACATACCATGTTCTTGTATTACTTGAATACTGATTGAAAAATAAAGCTTCTTGATTTCCGTTCATTGGGATTGCTGATTCTTAAAACTTATATCCTTCTCTGTATCCTGTTGTCATCTGTGCCATTGATACACTTTGCAAGCACATCACTAAAATAATCACCAATAATAATATTTTTTTCATGTTTACTGTCCCCTTTATTTTTTGGTTTACTGATACAATCATATTGTTTTGAAATTGGTTCAATTTTCATTATGATCTACCTCATTTTCTATCCTGAACTCACATTTTCCTGCTTGTGGATTTTCATTTAAGACTGGAATGCTTAACCTATGAAATACTTTTCTGAACCTGCATTCTTTTACACATTCGCCTTGTTCACAAGCTGTGCAACTATTCAGGGCTAACTCGCCTATTTCAAAAATATCATCTAATGATACTTGCACAATATCCGTTTGATTTTCGACTATAAAGCGTTTATTATCTTTTGATACTAGCATTACAGCTGTATGATCTTTACGTCTCATAACAGGTAAATACTGGCTTTTGTCTAGCAATGCAACACGTTCATCAATTACCTTTTCTAAATTCGTTGTTGCTGTTTTTATTCTCTTATGCCACTGTGGGTTTTTTATATCAGATAAAGAAAGACCACATTCGGTAGCTAAACATCCTAGCTTCAAAAAATATCCCATTTCTTGACTCGAAATATAAGGCGTTCCACGCAAACCCATGACTTACTCCCCTTTTATTGTTATCTGCTATTTTTGTTCTGCTATTTTATTACTATTAGCTATATTTTTAGCTATAAAAAGATTATTTCTTTGCCAATCCTTGAAATTTCAATAATTTTTTGATCTTTTGAATACGTTGCTTGAATCTTAGGTTACTTCCAACGAATGAATCAACTGCTTTCATGATCTCGCCCCCTTTCAATCTTTGATTATTGCTGTTGTTATGTATCGACCTTTTTTAATCGCTGTCCTTCGATCATTGACGAAAATATCAACTTTGTTTCCTGATATTGAACCGCCCCGATCTTGGACAATATACTCATTACCTTCGATCACAACAACTGTCCCGAATGGAATACTTTCATCCATTGCAATAGTTCTTCCCTCGATTGCTTTTTTTCCACTTGCAGTAATTCCTTTACCATTCATTGTATCGTCTGATGCTGTGTAAAATGATACGTTTACTGTAATTTCCCTCTGTTTGCGTTCCTGCGCTTGTTTACTTTGTTGTTCTAATGAATCATAGAACTGTTTGAATTGATCTCTTACATTGAAAATGTCGCATTCCTGATATGACCATGACCACGCGACATTATTAAAACTGATTAAAATTGCGGCTATTAAAACCGCTTTTTTCCCAACACTCACAAATTCAACTCCCTATTTTCTTAATATTGTTCTCGAATAGTTTTTTAATATCGCCATTTATGTTAAGCAATATTTCTATATTTATACTATCACTATTCTTTCTGTTTACCAAATTTTCATAATGTTTAATGAAATGGGCTTGCTGAACACTAATCTTTTCAGAGCAACACATGTTCCTGAACCCAACCAGTTTGACCGCTTCCGCAATTTCAGGTGTAGACCATTCCAAAGGTCTTCCAATCGACCAACTTTTCATTTTATCCTGTACTTCTTGCCATGCTTCCTCAATAGTTTTTATTTCTGAACCTACTGCGGTATTCATTACGCTTTTTGCTTCCTCCCTAATCTTTGCGATGCTTGGGAAAAAGTCTAGGCATACATTCATACATTTGAATACGGATGCATTTAATTCTTTTACACTAAGATCACTTAATGCGATTGAATAGGTGATAATTGTTTGTTTCGTTATTTTTGAATTTGGAAATGCATAGATTAATGGTCTTAATATCTTACATATCTGTTGTTGTTTTATTGGTAAATCGTCAATTGCTAAATCATCAATTTCCATTTTTCCCCCTGTAAAAATCATCAATATTACTTTTTTTGGTCGCTATTGCTTTACACTCAATCTGATTAAGATAACTCTCAAAATGGTCTGCGGCGAATAATGTTTCTGGTCGCAAATATTTTGCTTGATCTGTTCCTAGCCATTCCTTGGATTTTTTATCAATAACAATTTTAAAGTCCTCTTCTGTATGACCTTCTTGCCATCTTGCGGATATCTTACTTTTGGTGCTCTTAATTTCCCTGTATTTAGTCCCTACGACTTGATTAAGGTATCCGATTATACTTGTATATGGTATTGCATTTTCTCGCTCTGACAGCTTTCTTATATCTGTTATAGCTAACATATAACCAACTTTGCACGATTCACTGATTGAATTATTCTTTTCTAATTCATCTAGCCGCTTCAATAAGAACTTTGCGGCTTTTTCTAATTCTGTCATAGGCATGCTCTCCTTTTCTCCATAACCTTTAGAGCGTTTGGCACTCTATAAAGCCTATCTAGCTGATAAGCTCTAACAATGTCAAATATTATGTGGTTCTGGAAATTGAACTAACCACTTTTGCAAGCAATGTGCTACAAATTCATTAGCTCTGAAATATGTTCTTAACTGATTTTCATATTCAGAACTTAACTTTTTATCTAACGACCATCTTTCAAGACTAGAATAATACAATACTGCATTCAATTCGTCATCTGAGATATTAAATTCTTTGCAAAGAACACTTTCAATATTATTTATAGAATCTAATATTGGTTTAAAATTAACGGTTATAGTTTTTACCATCTTAATCATCCTTTTTAAGTTTTATTTTGGCACTCTATAGAACTCACCCACCAGAATGAGTTCTAACAATGTCAAAATTCTGAATGAGATAAACACTTTTTGCATATCTTACCTGACATTGGATTTTCAACCGATTCTCCTTGTAATTCATTTA